GATAATCCTGAACATATGGATCGCATTCGCAGACTTCGCAAGAATGGTGTCCTGCCGCCAGAGCAACACGCGCCATCAGAACACATTATCAATCGTCTAAGACAGGCTTCTACCAATCAAACTGGTGGTCAAGATATCAAGTACGAGAATGGCAAGACACATCATGTCTCGGGTTCTATGGCATCAAGAACACTAGATCACTATAATGGTCTATCAAAGCCTGCTGATAAGGAAGCATTTCAATCCAAGATTCGTAAATCACATGAAGAACACAAATCAGCCATAGAGGAAGAAGTAATGTCAGAAGAAACAAAAGCAACACTTTGGGGCGTAAGTGCAACAAACAAGTTCCGCACACTTGATGAAGAAACACAGTTAGATGAAATATCGAGTAAGACCCTGCGTTCTTATAAGATCAAGAATGAGGCTGACAGAGAAAAACTTGCAGGTGCTATCGGCATTTCTAAAGATGGTAAAACAGTAGGTGATAAGACGAAAGAAAAAAATAAACTAGACAGTCGAATTAGAATGGATTACTTGGCCAGTAAGAAAACTTATCCTAATATTGGTTGGGATAAACCTGCTAAAGTAAATGCTACTGAAGAAAACATTTCAGAATCAAACGAACCAAAGGTAACACCTTACACTGCTGCTAATCGCTACCATGCTGTTGAGTCTGCTGTTCGTGATATCATGTCACAGAATCAGAATCTAAAGAAGATCGCCGAAGAAGAAACATTCCGNAGAAACAATCCAGGTCTATTCAAGGATAAATAAGTGCCTATTATAGCACACAATATTGTTATCACGAACAAACAGGAANCCGTGCCTAAGATAAAGCACCAAGAAGAGGTGCATCTAAAGGTATCGGCTCCTCCTGTAGTTCACATAACGGCTAATGTTGCTGTGGTGCAAATCCCAGACTTTGTTGAGAAGCCATCTGACTACGTTTCGAGCATGTTTCATTTGCATAAATAGATAAATAATCAGAAAAAGAACTCGCAAGGAGAATACGAATGTCTTTATGGAAATCAACAGATCAAGCAAACTCTGCACCAAAGTTTTATGGTGTTACTGCAAAAGATAAGGCTTGGGCACAGCAAGCAAACGTCACTACAACTGGAACATTCACTCAAGGTAGTAATGTCATTTCTTCAATGGCATCAACTGTAGGTGTTGCAGTCAATCAGTTAGTCATTTCAAACACTGTACTGGCCAACCTATCATCGGGTGCTATTGTTACAGGCATCATCAACTCAACCGCAGTTCAAATGTCACAAACATTTTCTGGTACAACTGCTGCTGCTGCAAACATCACATTCGATTATAACCACGTAACTGGTTACAATCTATACAATAACAGTACACCAAATGCATTTCAGAACAATCAAGCACTTGGCGTATTCAATATGTTGAATATTCCAAACTATGTTACTGTAACTGCAAACACCATTGCTGGCAATAACGTTCTAACCAATCCAACTCCAGCATTTGCAAATACACAGACAGGTACTCTTTCACAGGGTAATGCGATTATGACCGGTCTAACATCAACCGCAAATATCGCTCCAGGCATGGCAATCTATGGTACTGCCGCAAACACAACTGGTGGTTCACCAGTTTGGTCAAACACTGGTTCATATGCTGTTGTTGCTAACGTAATCAACTCAACCGCTGTTCTATTAAACACAACATCACCACTAACAAACGCATCAGCAACATTCTTCTTCTCAAAGATTGCACCAGGCATGGTTGCTTCTGGTAATAACTTGCCAGCACTACCAACACTTTATGGTACAACTTCAACAAACACCGCCACGATCACCGGTACTATCTCAAATGGTACAATCGGATCAAACGGTAATATTCTAAACGTCACTGCATTCACTGGTCCGGCACTTGCTATTGGCCAAGAACTACTCGCTAACGCAACTCTTGGTATTGCAAACGGCACATATGTTGTTTCATCAACTGCACAGAATGGCATTGGTAACTACGTTCTAAGCGGCAACTCAATCTCAAACGGTGCTTCTGGTGCAACTGTTACAATGTCAACAGTTCTTCCTAAGGTTGTTGCTGTCAACGCTACTACAGTTACACTATCATCAAATGCATATGCAATTGGTTCTGCCACTGGTAACACCGTAAACTTCTCAACCTACGAACAAACAGTATTTGGTCATAGTCAACATGCTGGTTGGTCGGAAGTTCGCTGGGGTTCGGGTCCAGTTACCACATTCANTGTCAACTCAACTCCAACTTCAGGTTATGCTAACGGCGAAACAGTTATCGTATCTGGTGGTTCTGCTAATGCTCTTGGCNTTATCACAACTAACGCTGGCGCTGCTGGTTCTGGTGCTAACATTGCTTCTGTTGCGGTTGCCTATCCAGGTGCTGGTTTCACCAACACTTCAGTTACTTCACTAACCTATCAACATCAATTACACGTTGCTAACGTAACTGCAACTGGTACACCTTCTGGTTATGTCCCAGGCGATAAGGTTACTGTTACAGCAACATTTGCTCTTGCATCATTCACCGGTGTTATTGCTTGTGGTATCCTTACAGCATCATCAGTAACAGGTACTATTACAATTGGTAATATCATCACTGGCACAGGTGTTGCTACAGGTACACAGATCCTTGCACAGTTATCAGGTACTCCTGGTGGTTCTGGGACATATGTTGTAAGCAATAGCGTAAACGTTGCTAGTGCTTCTATGACAACATCCGGCCAGATTGTTGCCGCTACTGCATACATCACCTCAAGTACTGTTGCAAATGGTGCTATCGTAATCGCAAACCCAGGATTGTTCACATCTGGTCTAACTGTTGCCAATCTTGTATTCACATACTCAAATTCGAGTGGTGGTACGGGAACAGGATCCGGCATCACATTCTCTGGTTCATTTGGCGCAGCATCATCAGGCGCACCACTAAACGTTACACTTGGTGGTCGTTCTGGGCGTACATATGTTGAAACACTAGTTGCTTTAACTGGCACTTCACCATATGTATCTGAAAACTCTGGTGATAATGGCACATTCCCTAACTCATAAATAATATTATAACAACAACACACTAGGGTTTTGAATATGTCAAACGGTCCGATTAAAATTACACAACTACCTGTTGCAACGTCAACAAATCCTACAGAGGACTTGATGGTTATTGTACAGAATACTGCCGGTACCAATACGACATATTCTATTGCCCCTAGTGTGTTGTTAGCACAAACTGCTTATTATAGTTCAAACAATGCAAGTTATCTAGGTGGAGTTGCGGCTAATTCTTANCAGTTAAACTCCACACTTGGTGCAAATGTCGCATCATATCTACCAACATATTCTAATGNAATCAATGCATCATCTTATACTATTGGTACTTTCTTCTTAGCAAACTCAACGGCAACTTACATCGGCAACACTTCTGCAAACGTACAGATCGGTGGGCTAAACGTTTCTGGTACACCATCCGCACTTGCTGGTTTTGGTAGTTCTAATAGTTCTGTTGATATCGTCATCACCAATGCTAACAATGGTGTCAATGCATCATCCGACTTTGCTGCTTATGACAATAACGGTCTGCTCGGAAACAACTTCATTGATATAGGCATCAATAGTTCCACATGGAACGGATCATTCTGGACAATCAATGGTCCATCTGACGGATATCTATACACAGGCAATACAAATCTTTCAATTGGTACTGCATCTGCTGGTAGCGGTACAAACTACATCAACTTCTTTACTGGTGGCACTTTAATTACCAACGAAAGAATGCGTATTACATCGACAGGTAAAGTCGGTATTGGAACAACATCACCAGGTACAGGAACAATCTTAGATGTTCAATCAACAAGTGCTGGTGTCCGCTTTCCAAACATGACAACCACACAGAAAAACGCTATTGCTACTCCTGCTGCCGGTACCGTGGTGTTTGACACAACACTATCTAAGTTGTGTGTATATACTGGCGCGGCTTGGCAGACTATTACTTCGGCGTAATGATATCATATAATGCATGAAAAACTTGATGAAACAAACTTTTTATTATATTCAGCTAAACATTATGAAAATACACAATGTTATGACACTGTAGAGTTTTATGATGACTTGAAGAGATTCAAGTATCTGAAAAGACTATTCAACATCTATTCTGAAAATGGTGACTTGAGGGAGCGACTGATACTGAACCATATTATCATCATCTACAATGTGTTCGGTTTAGTACCTGCCACTCGCATGTTGTTCTTCAAGTTATACGAATACAAAGAAATGTTAAAACCTTTCCTTGAATTACTAAACTACATGCCAGATCAGATTGTTAATATCGGACTACAAGGTATAAATATTAAAAACACAGACGTTGAATCCGATATATACATCAAGAAGAGGTTAGAGTCAATATGAAAAGTTTAAGAGAACTTCAAGAAGAAGTCAAAAAGAAACCTTGCAAAGTATGTCAAGAAGTGAAGTGTGATTGTAGCAAAGAGGTCAAAGAAGATGTCGAGTACCAAATGGCTCGCACAGAACTTGAAACAGCAAAGCGCGCCTGTGAAAATCTACTGAAGATGCTCAAAGGCGAAGGCGATCTTCCTGCTTGGGTACAAACAAAGATTGCTAAAGGATCTGGTATGTTAGACGCTGCTGCTGATTATATGATGTCGGGCAAAGAAACGGGCGACGAATAATGGAAAGTTTTTCTTCTTTTTGCGAAATGAAAGACGACCCTTGTTGGAAGGGTTATCAAATGGTGGGCAAAAAGAAAAAGAACGGCAAAGAAGTTCCTAACTGTGTTCCTGTTAAGGAAGATGTTCTTGTCGAGCGCGGCGCAGACTCTAAGGGATACTATCGTTCTACCGAATCTGGTGCCGGATTAACAGCAAAAGGTGCTAAACACTTTGGCATTCATACTGCCGTTACTAAGAAACCAAGCGAACTAAATCCCGAAGGTAAAGCCGCCAAGCGCAGAAAATCATTTTGTGCTAGAATGAAGGGCAATCCAGGTCCAATGAAGGACGAAAAGGGTCGACCAACACGCAAAGCAATGTCTCTAAAAAGGTGGCACTGTTAATGAAAACTTTTAGAGATTTCAGAAGCGATCTAAAAGAGACTTCTGGTGCAGCCCCAGCGGTGGTGGACGCAGGCCTTGCTAGTGTGATAGATCCCAACACAGGGAAGTCTTCTTCGCCTCCAGTGTACAGGAAAAAGCAAAAAACCTACCAAGAAAAAGAAGCAGATCGTCAGAAAGATTATGCTAAAGGTCCATCTCAAATGCAGCGCCGTGTAATGGGTGGTGTGAATATGGGAGGTTTTGGTGCTTAACTTGATATCAAATCTTTGGAATACTGTCAAGGGATTTTCACCTTCTGGTATTCTTATGTCTTTAGCACCATATGGTATATGTCTATTGGTTGGTGTATTTGGATACAACTATGTTTATGATAAAGGATACAATGCAGCAAAAGCACAATGCAATGCTGCCGTGATCCAATCGACGGTAGATGCTCAAACGATTCAAATAAATAACTTGAAGAAACAACTTTCTGATGAGCAGATCGCTTTACAAGACGAACAAACCAAAAAGCAAATTGTTATCCAGAAAGTTATACAAGCAAAACAGGTGGTTGATCATGAAGTACAAGACATTCCTAGTTGCGATGTTGATACTGCCGTTATCGGCGTGCTTAACAGCGCCCGGGCGACCACCGGTAATAATAACTAATACTTGCAATCCACCTATTGCTTTCACAACAAAGCATAGCGACTTGCCAAAAGTATTACAAACAAAGTTAACAGAAAAGCAAGTGATTGATTTGTGGCTAGATGACATTCAAGCATACAATGACCTTAATGTTGATCATTCATCGTTGATAGACTGGGTTCAAACTCACTGTAAATAAGAGGAATACAATGTCAGACTTAGATACCAAAGTTGCTGTACTAGAACGCGATGTTTTGCAGATTTCTGGTTATTATGACAAGATCGATGCCACAATGGAAAAACTTGCGGACATTTCTATTTCATTAAAAGAAATGTTGGCAGTACACGATCATAAATTAAGCCAACATGCTCTAGCCGACGAAGATTTGTATGGTTTACACCAAGAATCAACTAAAAAGTTTGATTTACTACAAACCGAATTTACTAATTTTAAAAACAAACTTGAGTTGCATAAGTGGTATTTTACAGCGATTGCTGTAGTTGACTGTTTCATTATGTTTAAGATGGGCCTCATTCCTTTTATGGCACCATTTATCTAATAAATCTATTGACATCTATCACTGTATGTCATATTATACAACTGTAGATTCAGATGTATAGGATGAATATGAGTGACTTGTACCTAGATGTGACGTATTGTAATCAACTATCCAACAGGTTAGATCGATTCAAAGTAAAGAAGTCGTCACCATACGTATCAAACTTTAGGTGCCCTTTCTGTGGTGATTCGCAGAAGAACAANTACAAAGCCCGCGCATATCTGTTTCAACACAAAGGCGATACCTACTTTAAGTGTTATAATTGTGGTCTTGCNCATGGTTTCACCAACTTTCTAAAGAAAATCGATAATACTCTATACCGGGAGTATATCGTAGAAAAGTTCAAAGACAGATCCGATATCAAACCCAAAGAACAACCAAAGCAAGACATTGCTAGGTTTACACCACCGGCTTTTCTAAAGTCTGGTTCACCTTTACGTAAGTTGAAGAAGATATCTCAACTTACATACGATCATCCAGCAAAGAAGTACATACTCTCTAGGAAGATCGAAAACAAACATCATGCAAAGTTGTTCTACTGCACAAAGTTTGCAGAGTGGACGAACAACATGATACCGGAAAAGTTTGATCTTAGCAAAGGTGATGAACCAAGGTTGATAATTCCCTTTCTAGATGAAAAGGGAAACATGTTTGGTTATCAAGGCAGAAGTTTTAATCCAAACACAAAACTACGATACATAACTATCATGTTCGATGATAGACCAAAAATTTTTGGTCTTGACACTGTTGATAAAAACAAAAGGACATACTGTTTTGAAGGACCACTCGACTCAATCTTTATACCTAATAGTATTGCTATGTGCGGTGCTGATGTTACTCTGGATAAATCCTTTGTGGACGCTGTTTACGTTTTTGATAATGAGCCTCGCAATAAAGAAATTGTAAAACGTATTGACAAAATGATCGATAAGGGTTATAGTATAGTGATATGGGATGACACCTTCAGAGGTAAAGATATCAATGACATGATTCTCAATGGTGCTGATATTGAACATATTACAATCGTATTAGAGAAACGAACATTTAGTGGTCTAGAGGCTCGTGTTGAACTTATGAAATGGAAGAAAGTATGAGTAAAGTTAGTCTAGTAGGAATTACACAACCGGATTATGAAACAACCGGTTGCACGGATGCAGCAGAATTAGTGTCATGGGCAGCGCGGGTTAGTAATCCATCAAATCAACAAAATCATGAAACTGCACCAAAGTTGCTTCGATATTTAATCAAGAATCAGCACTGGAGTCCCCTAGAGATGGTACATATCACTATGCGTATCTCTACTACTCGGGATATTGCTCGACAGATTCTTCGTCATCGGTCATTCTCCTTTCAGGAATACTCACAGCGATATGCTGATCCTACCAAAGACTTGAAGTTTGAAACTCGCGAAGCACGATTGCAGGATACAAAAAACCGACAGAATAGTGTTGATACAGATGATGATGATTTGCTAGATGATTGGGATATCATTCAACATGACACAATACTGGCAGCGCGAAGTGCGTACAAGTGGGCAATCGATAATGGTATTGCCAAGGAACAGGCCCGCGCAGTTTTACCTGAGGGTCTGACTGAATCTGTTATGATTATGGCAGGCAGTCTTCGTAGTTTTTGGCATTATATTTTGGTCCGTCATCATCCCGCTACTCAGAAAGAACATAGGATTGTTGCAGAACAAATATCAGAAATTATCATGCATCGCTTCCCTGATATGAGTGATTTGTTGCGTGATATGATTTCGGAAAACTACAAATGAGTAATTGGATTTCTTTAGCAGAAGGCTATCCAGAATCTGGTCGAAGGTTTATTGCTCTATACTCTGATGGTTCTGGTGCAAGAATGTTTTATCGATATGATGATGGTATGATCGATCAAGATGGAGACGATGAATACATTGATGATATTGATAATGGTAGTTATTTCTATTGGTCATATCTACCAGATAACTTCAAGATGTGGTGTGAAGAACGATCTGTAGATCCAATTATTATTGTAGACTTCAAGGAACAAAAGAATGTCTAAAAACAAAAAGAAAGCATACGGTAAAGTGTATGTTGAAGCCAAGCGCCAGGATCTACGCAGACTTCAATATTGGTTTGCTGGATTTAAGGCTGCTGGTGGTATTCTCCCAGCTTGTGTTGATGGTCTGAGTTCAATTCAAGCAGCTATTATTATTCTTGATGACTATAATAAGGATAATACTGATGGATGATGATTATGATTGGGGTTGTGGATACTGTCGCAACGATGGTAGACTAAACGAGAACAATTGTTGCCCAATTTGCGATGCATTATTTGAGGACACTGAAGATGACGGATTGTTATATTAATTCTGAATTAAAATACACATGTTCTATCTGTAATGAAGATATTCCAAACGGATATGCATCAGCCCATAGTTGTATTCCGCATCTTTTATCTAGAATAAATAAGCTAGAATCTAAACTTGATAAATTATACAGAAGGATTACGTATGACGATTTTTGTGATTAAGCGTGATGGAACTAAAGAACTACTAGATATTAACAAGTTTCATAAAGTCGCTGAATTTGCATGTGAAGGATTGTCCGGAGTTTCCGTTTCTGACCTTGAAATCAAAACAAAGATTCAGTTTCATAATGGNATTACATCTAAAGATATTCAAGAAACATTGATCAAGGCTGCGGCTGATCTTATCTCTGAAGATGCTCCTAACTACCAATACGTTGCTGGTCGTCTAATCAACTACCAGTTACGTAAGGAAGTCTATGGGCGGTATGATCCTAAGCCTTTATTGCAACATCATGATAAAGTTGAAAGTCTAGGATATTATGATAATCAACTTTCAAAGGCATATTCTTGGGATGAATGGGCGGAATTGGGCAGCTACATCGACCACGGCCGCGACAATCTTCTGACCTATGCTGCTATGGAGCAGTTCCGGGGCAAGTATCTGATCAAGAATCGTGTCACTGGGCAGTTCTATGAAACTCCTCAGATGGCTTTCATGTTGATTGCCATGACACTATTTCAAAATTACAAGAAAGACCGTATTAAGTGGGTAAAGGAACTATATGATGCTATCTCCACATTTGACATCAGTTTGCCTACTCCTATTATGGCTGGAGTTCGTTCTCCTCAGCGCCAGTTTAGTTCTTGTGTGCTTATTGAGTCGGACGATTCTCTCGATTCCATTAATGCCACAACGTCTGCAATCATTAAGTACGTTTCTCAGAAAGCTGGAATTGGAATTGGTGGTGGGCGTATTAGGGCTATTGGTTCTCCCATTCGTGGTGGGGATGCTGTTCATACTGGTGTTATACCATTTTGGAAGCATTTTCAAACTGCTGTCAAAAGTTGTTCCCAAGGAGGGGTGAGGGGGGGAGCAGCAACACTGCATTATCCCATTTGGCATTACGAAATCGAAGACCTGTTGGTTCTGAAGAACAACAAGGGAACCGAAGACAACCGTATTCGACATATGGACTATAGCGTACAATTCAATAAGGTGATGTATGAAAGACTTCTATCTGGTGGTAACATCACGCTCTTCTCGCCTTCTGATGTGCCGGATTTGTACGAATGTTTCTTTACGGATAATGACAAGTTTCGTAGTCTCTATGAGAAATATGAACGAAACACGAAGATCAGAAATAAGTCTGTATCCGCAATTGATCTATTCTCTGCCTTCATGCAAGAGCGAAAGGACACCGGAAGAATCTATCTGATGAATGTCGATCATTGTAATGACCACAGTTCATTCATCAAAGAAGTAGCACCGGTTAAGATGTCAAATTTGTGCCAGGAAATCACCCTGCCCACGAAACCATTAACCGACATTAATGATGAAGAAGGTGAAATTGCTCTGTGTACGCTTGCAGCCAAAAACTGGGGCAAAGTAAAGAATCCTTCAGACTTTGAAAAACCATGCACTTTAGCAGTGCGAACACTAGATGCTTTGCTTGATTATCAAGATTATCCTGTTAAAGCCGCTAGACTGTCTACAATGGCTCGCCGCCCGCTGGGTAATGGGATTATCAATTTTGCGTATTGGCTTGCTAAGAATGGTAGCAATTACTCGAATCCTAATCTTGAAATCATTCANGAATATGCTGAAGCCTGGTCTTACTACTTAATCAAAGCCTCGGTTGATCTGGCTGAAGAATTTGGTCCTTGTACCAAGTCACATGAAACTTTGTATGCTCAAGGTATTATGCCAATCGATACATACAAAAAAGATGTTGACGATCTAGTGAAACCAGTGTATCATATGGATTGGGAAACTCTTCGTGAACGTGCTAAGAAATTTGGTATTCGTAATTCAACTCTGATGGCACTAATGCCGGCTGAAACATCGGCAATCATCAGTAACTCTACTAATGGTATTGAGCCTCCTCGGGCATTGGTATCAATCAAGCAGAGTAAAGATGGTGTTCTAAAGCAAGTTGTTCCTGATATCAAGAAACTAAAGAATAAGTATGAGTTGCTATGGGACCAGAAGTCACCAGAAGGTTATCTGAANATCATGGCAGTTCTACAGAAGTTTGTCGATCAAGCAATCTCGGTGAACACCTCCTACAATCCATCACACTATCCAGATGGTAAGATACCACTGTCTGAAATGATTGGGCACCTGCTAATGCACTACAAATACGGCGGCAAAACATTATACTATTTTAACACAAACGATGGCGCCGGAGAAATTGAAGAANCTTTAGCACAAGGCGAAACCGATAATGAAGATTGTTCTTCTTGTAAGATTTAAGGANTTTTTATTATGAGGTACTGGATCGATTGCGAGTATAATGGCTTCGGAGGGCAGCTGCTGAGTCTGGCGTTGGTAAGAGAGGATGGGCATAATCTATATATCGTGTATGATGTAATCCAGGAACTTGATCCTTGGGTGAAGAAAAACGTTATGCCCATCCTCAGGTGTGAAATGCCAAAGAATGTTAAGTTGCAACTAGCATCTCTACTAGACAACCGGGGTGCTTATATGATTCAAGAGTTCTTTGGTGATGATCCGTGCCCAGTTGTGACTACAGACTGGCCAGACGATATTAAATATCTCTGTCAAGCAATGATCACTGGTCCTGGAGAAATGATTTCTGTTCCAAGAATCATATTTGATATGGTTCGTGTGGATGCATATCCAACAAAGCTGCCTGGTGCTGTACAACACAATGCATATTGGGATGCTGCTGCACTCAAACACTTATTCGAAATGGTATAACAATGCAATACATCATGATAAATAATGATATGTGGGATGATATCGGTAAAGTGTTCCGTGTAGTTGAAATGTCCTTTAATCCTGAATCAACTGGAATTTCATTCAAACTCGAACACGACGGCATAACAACCCGAAGAACAATACCAACAAATCAAGTAGAATGGATAGACGAAGAATGAGTATTCATTCTTTATATTGATCTAAATCAATTTCAAATACTAGGTTTCCACAATCCTAGATTCTTCTGGATTACTTACAGAGAACAGATAAAATGTCAGTATTTAATAACAACCGATTCGATGCAACACAACAGACTTGCTTCTTTGGTGAGCCGGTAAACATTGCTCGATATGATAAGCAGCGTTATCCAATATTTGAAAAGTTAACAGATAAACAGTTATCATTCTTCTGGCGTCCAGAAGAAATTGATCTATCCAGAGATGGTAAAGACTTTAAGGGGCTAACGGATCATGAAAAACACATTTTCACCAGTAATCTCAAGCGACAGATTCTACTAGATTCTGTACAAGGTCGGGCGCCTTCACTTGCTTTCTTGCCTATCTGTTCTTTGCCTGAATTGGAAACCTGGATCCAGACTTGGGCGTTTAGTGAGACGATTCATAGTAGATCGTACACTCACATCATTCGCAATGTATATAGTGATCCGAGCAAAGTCTTCGATGAAATGCTCGATATTCAAGAAATTGTAGACTGTGCTGGTGACATCAGTAAGTACTATGATGACTTAATTAAACTCAATAATATTGCGGTTATGGATGGAATGACTACTGCACAGAAATGGGCCCATAAGAAGGCGCTTTGGCTCTGTCTCAATGCAGTCAATGCTCTAGAAGGAATAAGATTCTATGTTTCATTCGCTGGGTCGTGGTCCTTTGCTGAAGTTAAGAAAATGGAAGGTAATGCCAAAATCATCAAACTTATTGCCCGAGATGAGAACGTTCATCTTGCCTCAACTCAAAACCTCCTCAAGATTCTACCGAAAGAGGATGAAGACTTTGCGAGAATACGGGAAGAGACACAAGATACTGTTATTGATATCTTTCAACGAGTCATCTCTCAAGAAAAGAAGTGGGCACATTATCTCTTTCATCAGGGGTCTATAATTGGATTAAATGAACAATTGTTGTGCGACTATGTGGATCATATTGCAGCAAAGCGCATGAAGGCAATTGGTTTGGGTGGTAAAACTACACCAAATCCGCTGCCATGGACTTCCTCCTGGATCGCTGGATCGGATGTTCAAGTAGCCCCACAAGAAACAAATATTTCCAGCTATATTATTGGTGGCGTGAAAAAGGATGTTACGGAAAATACGTTTTCCAACTTTACCCTATGACAACTTATATAAGTATATGTGAAGCAACCGAGGTTGACTATCCTAGAATGTTAGAGATAGAAAATGCCTCATTTGAAACAGACACGATTACGATTGAAGAACTCGAAGACTANCAATCATTTGGTTGTAATGTCAATGTTTTAAAGATCGATGATGTTATAGTTGGCTTCTATGTAAGTTATGTCTATGATGAAGATCACTCTGAATATCTAGAAACTTTAGGTATCGATCCACAATATCGTGGGCGAGGATACTCTAAACTGCTTTTACAACACTATATCGATAATAAGACTATACCAGGTTCTTCTCTTACACTACATTGTAGGATCGAGAACGATGTGGCTTTGTCTTTGTATAATGCATACGGTTTTACTATTATTGAGTTGGTCCTTGGATTTTATGATGACGGAGGTAATGCATACAAACTCGTAAGGAGCTAATACCAAGAAATGAAGACCAAGATACACCCTATCTTTGGTAATGTTTCGCAATACGATTTACAAGTTTACGATTTAGAACTAGACCTTGAAAACTCGCGTGAAGTGGATGCCCTCGAACAAGGTTGGTTGATTAACGACAGTAAGTGGTATAACTCGCGTTCTGCTCGTATTGACTGCAACCTATTCGATAAGAAACCTAAACCACTAAAAGGTTATACAGTAACCTATGTTGAAACTATTGAGGATATGTCAGATGTTGGTACCGTATTCGGTATGTTTACAGCCAGACGTAAACTTGATGACATTTATACAATAGAAATCGACTTAGAACGTGCAACATGGATTCTTGTACATAACAATGCAGGAGACTTGGTTGCATTTTCGAAAATGACCAAGTATGAAGGTGGGTTAGAAACTCAGTTTACTGCTTGGGACTATTCAGAACCAAAAGCCTCTATTTCTCGTCACCTAGTGGCATATGAAGTAGAGTTGGCCAAGAAGATGGGATATTCACATCTTTACATTGGTTCTGGCTATGGAAATATTGGTATATACAAATCACAATTCAAAGGATTTGAATGGTGGGATGGAGAAAGTTGGTCTTCTAACATAGATAAATATGTTGAAGTCTGTAACAGAGATGACTCTATCAAAACCCTTCAAGACTTATCTGGATTGATTAATGGCTCTACCAAAAGTTCATAGTTTTCGTGTTCATATGATGCTTCACGATCCTGCCTTTCAGAAAGAGATTGGCAGGACCGTGAAGATCGTTAACAAGTATGATGTTCCTTATGTCGCTGGTTATTCCAAAGACAGTAAGGACATCTATATTGATAGACATATGAATACAGACTTTAATGGCACAGATATTACAAAATATCTCCTTGTTCACGAAAGAGTGGAAAAGGCCTTGATAGATGTGTTTGGGATTCGATACCAAGAAGCCCATCACATTGCGTTAGCAGTAGAGCATGACGCGGTTGTTGGTGATGGTATCAACTGGAGAGATTATTCCAAGTTTGTTGATAAGTATATCAAGAGACTTGATCATGAAAATCTCAAACTTTCCCCCCCTAACCTAGACCTCACGCCTTACGAAGACGAAAAGGACTTCTCAAAGTTCGTGAAAAAACGGAGCAAAAAAGATGATTGATTGGACCGAATGTACTGTTTGTGAAACAGAATATAAGTTGATTAGTAAAGAACCTGGCATAAAGATAGAGTTTTGCCCCTTTTGTGGCGTTGATGCTGACAGTCAGTTCACACCGGAAGAAGTAGACGACGAAGATGACGAGTTCGATAGTTAAATGGATTACGAAAATCCATGGATCTATAATGGGGAACCCTTTACTGATACACAGGCTGATGGTCATTTTGGCTTCGTTTACTTGATTACAAATAAGATTACTGGTCGAAAATACCTTGGCAAAAAACTCTTGACTATGGCTGGATATAAGACTATAAAGGGTAAGAAGAAGAAAATACGTAAACCTTCTGATTGGAAGACCTACTATGGTTCTTCACCAAGTCTGAAAGCAGATATAGAAGAATTTGGCAAAGAAAATTTTGCAAGAGAGATTATAAAAGTTGTTGACAATAGATCGTCGGCAAGTTATTATGAGGCTAAGGAAATGTTTGCAGTAGATGCAATTCTTTCTGATGATTATTACAACGATTGGTGTACAATAAAGATTTCATCAATACACGTTAAAGCAATATATAAATGAGATAGGTTTTGGTGGTTGTACCAGAGTGTTGCAAAACAACCACCTTTGTTATAACAAAATGGAGAATACTAAATGAAGAATATTATGTTTGCCCTTACGGCTCTTACTGCTGTTGTTGCTACTCCTGCAATGGCAGATAGTTTTACTGGTCCTCGTCTAACTGGTGTTGTTGGATATCAGGATATCACTGCAATCCCATCAAATCGTTCGTTCACCTATGGCGCCGAAGTCGGTTATGATCATAAATTTATTGGTCCTGTTACCGTAGGTGTTGAAGCCGGTCTTGATAATGTGTTTGATCGTACCGATGTTAACGTTGGTGGTCGTCTTGGTTATGAAGTAACTCCACATACTCTAGTGTATGTTGGTCTAGGTTATGATAATCTTCGCGATCTTGAAGCACATAATCTTCAGGGTCTTCGCGCTACAGCAGGTCTTGATGTTAATGTAATCGGTCCTGTCTCGGTTGGCGCACAATACACCCATACCGATCTTGGTGCCGTCAAAAACAATGGTGCTGCTGGTACGGTTACCTTCCGCTTCTAATAAATAGAAGTACCACACCCCAGTAAGAATGCCCTCGGAGTTTCGGCTTCGGGGGCATTTTTTGTGGTTGACATTTTTAGCGAATCGTCTATGGTGAAGGAGTAGACAGTGATTTGGAGTGATTCGTTATGATTGAATATACCGTAAAAGTTTACACCAACGGCACCAAGGCCTGGTACCTGAATGGCAAACTGCATCGCGAAGATGGCCCTGCTGTTGAATATGCTAACGGCGACAAGGACTGGTATCTGAATGACATCTGGATGACCGAAGAGGAACACCAATCCGCTACCAATCCTGCCAAGGAACTTACTGTTGCCGAAATTGAAAAGTTGCTGGGACACAAGGTCAAAGTGGTCAAGGGTTGACATATATCCCGATTCGTTTATGGTAAAAAAGTAGTCAGTGAGAAAAGGTGATTCGTTATGGCTTATATGTGTCAGTCTAAGAAATCTGCAATCGCTCCCAAGGTCAAGTCGATTCTTAAAAAGTACAAGATGAAGGGTAGTCTGTCGATTCGACACCACAGCACCTTGATCCTGACCTTGAAGGAAGGACCTCTTAAGTTTGCTCAGAACGAGCAAGGTTATAGTCAGATGCATTTCTATCATCTTGAAAGCAACTATCAAGGCAAGGAACTTCAGTTCCTTAAGGAACTCCGCGTTGCTATGAATGATGGCAATCACGATAACAGCGACATACAGAGCGACTACTTTGATGTAGGTTGGTATTCGTATGTTCATGCCGGCAAGTGGGATCAACCCTACAAGTTGGTCGCATAAGGAGATTTGATTATGTCTGATGAAGAACAAATCATGATTGGCAAGATGCGCAAGTTGGTTTCTGGAATGGAATCTACCCTTCGTGTCGCAGAACGCGAAGGATTGACTGGAGAAAGGATTGCATCACTTTTAATGAAAAACGATATTATGAATGATATTTTGACTGATGGGATGTATCTCTAATCATGATTGTTCCTGGTGTCAGCCCATATCGCGCTCCTCTTACTCTTGATGGTATTAACTTTGCGAAAGATCATCACTTGGTTGGGTTTACCTGGGCATATATAAATTCTAAAGGCAAACAGTATAATACAACCATGGTTGAACGAGGCTGGGTATGTGATTGTGCGGGATTCAACTTTCGCGGTAAATGTAAGCACATCGTTCTGGTACATGCAAAAGTTTCTGCTTGACATTTATCCCGATTCGTTTATGGTAAAAAAGTAGACAGTGAGAAAAGGTGATTCGTTATGACTGATATCCAAAGCAAGATCAAGGCTCGCATTCGTGCCCTCGCGGCTAAGACCGTTCAAAACGGCTGCTCAGAAGAGGAAGCACTGACTGCCATTAATATGGTAGGCAAGTTGCTTTCTCAATATAATCTGTCAATGAACGAGGTTGAACTTCGTGATGAAGTTTGTGACACTTTGAAGATTGATATTGGCAGCAAGGTTCGCAATGGCGTCTATTACGCTCTTTCTGATATTGCTGGATTTACTGACTGCAAGGTGTGGACCAATCGTGGTACTACTCTGAAGTATTGCTTCTTTGGTCAAGAAAGCGATCTGCTGATGGTAAAGTATCTTTATGATATTATTCTGTCGGCTATGGCAACCGAACTTTCTAAGTTTAAGAAGACTGCCGAATACAAGGGAGCATATAGCAAAAAGGGTGCTACCAGTTCTTTTACCACTGGTATGGCAATGCGTATTGGTCGTCGCCTGAACGAAATGAAGGCACAGATGAACGGCGAAGAAAAGGCTGCTCGTGGCGGCAGCAACGCTTTGATTGTTCTGAAAAACCAGGTTGTCAACCAGGCGTACCGTGAACTTGGTTTGCGTCTTAAGAAAAACTATGGTGGCACCAATATTCGTGATGGTGCAGCATATCGCAGCGGACAGTCTGCTGGTGATCGTGTCAACCTTTCGCGACCCATCAACGGTCCTGGAGGCAGCGTTTTGCGAATTGCTGCTTGACATATAACCAGATTCGTGTATGTTGATAATGTAGACAGTGAGAAAGATAATGAAATGTTGATTCTTTCGGATGCAGATGGTGTCCTACTAGACTGGGAGTTTGGTTTCGACCAGTGGATGCAACAGCGAGGGTTCGAGAAAATTCGCTCGGATGTCTATGATATTCACCTTCGTTATGGAATTGGTAAGCAATTAAGCAAGGTCCTAATCAAGCAGTTTAATGAAAGTGCTGCCTGTGGATTCTTGTCGCCGCTTCGTGATTCTGTGAAATATGTTCGCAAACTCTATGAAGAGCATGGCATCCGCATTCGTGTTATTACCAGTCTGAGTCGTGATCCTGCCGCGGTTCGGTTGCGTGAAGAAAACCTCAAGCGTCACTTTGGTGAAGCAATCGAAAGTGTCATCTGTCTTGATTGTGGTGCAGATAAAGACGAGGCACTGGCTCCTTATAAAAATAGCGAAATATACTTCATCGAGGATAAACCAGAGAATGTCGATTTGTGTGATAGTCTTGGTCTAAAGGGCATTTTGGTTGAACACGAACACAATCAGGATTATAAAGGCAAAGCGGTCTTGGTAAAATACTGGAAAGACATTTATAAGATTGTCAAACAATAATCCAACCCAAATGTTTTTCTTTATGTTCGATTTTGTGTCTGAATGCCGATACAGTCATTGAATGTGCATTTGCGGCTTGTGTGATAGATTCGTATATATTTCCATCAGGTGATATGCACGTTTTTTGATTCACACCTTTCTTTCCCATATTTGATTTAGATATCTTGTCTTTATGTTCTTGTGTATGTGGTTTTCTATGTTTTATAGTTCTTCCTCGGCGATAACCAAACATCTCTGTGCCGGCAGGAAGATATAGATTGTTCTCACCGTTAGTATACCAACGAAGATTTCGTTCAGTTATTGCCGATCTACCATACATAGGATTTTTTTCACCAGCCATGTCTATCTGATCAACCCATCGTTTGAATGCTGGAGAGGCCGAGGTGTCTCCACCGTCACACTGTTCTATAACAAGATT